GAGTCAATGGACCTTCTGTATCTGTCTTAACTATTAGCCTTTGACCTTCAGTAATTTTAGAAGAGTTCTCACCTTCTAACAAAAAATATGCTGCAGAAGTATTTGGGTCTTCAAAAAATATATTAGTATAAATTGTTTCATATTTTTCTTTATCAGGCTTTACAACAAACTTATATCTTTTTGCCCAAGATGGAGCAATTTGTGTGGTTGGTATAGTTACTTGAATACTGTTTTTAAAGTAAGACATTCCACAGGGAAAGTGCTCAGTATTATTAAGACTAACTAAAGTTGGTGTTGCTCTATTAAATTCATCCATATACACCATACCAACTTCATAACCTCTATTGCTATGAAGACTTTCACCAACTCCAATTTTAGCATATACAACTTCTCCAAATGTAATTTCAAAATATTCATATACATTTTGAGTAGGTGTTGCAATATCATCTACAAATTGTACTGCAGGTAATTTAAGTCCAATAGTATTAGAACCCGGACTAGCTTCAATCTGAATTGGCTGAGGTCCACCTGTACTTATACCACCATCAAACTTATTTAGTAAATCTAAGTCAGAAGGTATACTACAGTAAAACACATCAGTAAATGTGGTTCCATTACAAGAATTATTTTCAGGGTCTGCTGCATCTTGTAAAGGTTTAATGTTACTTAGAGTACCAACTTGGTCCTGAAAACTTTGGCTTGTTGCATACTCGTAAACACTATTAAAATTTTGGTTCACATTAAATATAAATCCTATTTCTTGTTCAGGAGTTTCCTCAACAGGAAATGGTGCAGTACCATTAAATGATTCGTGTTTATATTTTAAAGTAACTTGAATTGCTGCTCCTGAAACTAATTCAATGTCACTTGGAAAGTCTATTTCAAACTGTGCTTGTGAAGTGTTACTAGGTCCTATACTATAATTTACCGAAGCCACACCATCATCTACATCTTTTAAACCAATGTCATCATTAGTTTGAGTAGTAAAAAATGTCAACCTTGTTGGGTTTCCTTGATAGTCAATTAAGTCATAACCTTCAACATAATTACCATACATCAATCTATTACCCATTAATGTTTGTGCCTTTGCTAATCTAGGAACATTATCAAACAATCTTAGTATTTCAGCTTCAGGAAGAATTGTAAATATCTTACTGTTAGTAAAGGTGTATGTATAATCTTGATTGTCGTTATATGCGTTTTCTACTTTATCTAGTTTCTCTATAATCTTTACGACATTACTATCGTTGTCCTTGAATAATAAATCTATACCCTTTACTAGTGGACCACCTGAATTAAAAGTAATCTCAGCAGTATTAGTAAAGTTTATCATTCCTTCATTTAAATAACTATCAGGAGAAAATAAAAAGCCACCGGGAGTAAATGCTGCAGTTGAATACTGAGATGTAGCAGAATACTCATCATCGTTATATTTATATCTATATCCAAAACAAAGAAATCTATCCTCCATATATGTAGACTCACCTGCCGTAGCAAGTAATCTAACATTAGGAGAACTAGTAGGTGGTTTTTTAATAACCATAATTTCATCATATGTGAAACCATCTAACCCATTAGTAGGGTCACCATAATTAAAATTTACATTAATTTTTCTTGGAGGATTTGTATTATCTGTAAAAAATAAAAGTCTATTATCTACAAAGTCAACACCTGTTATAAGATAATCAGGGTCAAAGTTTAATGTTGTTTTAGTTCCCGAACCATCGTCAACACTTATAACGTGATATGTAACTGCCTGTGAAATTGTATTATAAGAACAAATCATATCGACAATCCCTGTTGGAGAACCTGCACCTTCAAAGGTTGGGTCGTGTACAAACCAATAAATAGTTTCATTAGCACTATCTTCATATGCTCCAATACAACGAGCAGCATCACTTAGTGGTGTACCATTATATCTTATGGTAGTCAGCTTGTCGTTACCTTTAGAATTTTCAATAACTCCAATCTCTGCTCCTTCAGTAGAACCCATACGAACATTCAATGCATCAATGTACTCCCCGTTTGGAACGAGTCGTTCATCAACCATTTTATTCATTTTGCCCTGCGTAAAGTTTCTTGTCGTGTTTGCCATATTACTTAATCCACTTATCTCTACCCCTCATATTCATTAATAATCTTCCGGGGTGTATATTACTTATTCTAATTTTTGCATTTCTCAATAGTGCTGCACTTTTCTTTCTAAGTCTTGCTACTATATATTCCTGAACTCCTACTTTAGAGCCAAGGATTGCATATTCAATAGCTGCATAAATGTAATCTTCAAACAGTTTGTTTACTTGTACCAAACCATCATTACCATTTTCCATACCATCAGAAACATACTCAAGTATGATTAACTCATTAGCCACACCTGAACTAAAATTAATTACACCACCTTTAGGGTTAATCTTAAAAGTAGGATTTGCATTAGCAGTTTCTGTGTTTAATCCATAACGTGCACCAATGCCATATTCAAAATACCAATTACCATCACAACAATATCCGGACTTTCCATACATCTTTGAATTTTGGTTTAAGTATATTGATTGTTTACCACCTCTAATTCTTTCGTAATCAATAGTAGAATTTTGTGGAGATAAAGCATTACCATCAATGTCAAATAATATTCTACAATCATTGTCTTGTAAATATGCACTTGACCAATTGGTTTGTATATTTTCTGTTAAAGGTTTTAGTAAACCATTTTGATATAAAGAAACTCTTACCCAATTAACATAGTCAGATGGTAAAACATATCTTAGTGTATCACATACGTTTAGTTCTAAGATTTTTATTTCTTTAAATGCATCATAGTTCAATTCTTGTATTGCACGTTTTGCGTGAAATAAAACCTTGTATCTTTCTTCATTATTAACAAGACTATGATTTCCTGAATACATTAGCATAAAATTGTTAACTATATCTTCCAAAGAAACATATTGATATGAACCCCAATTTGCATTCTCAGGTTGTTGTCCACCATTCTCGTAATATTGATATTGAGTTATATAAGCCATAATTATCTTTCTGTTGTTGTGTTAGCAGTTTCTTGTGCCTGTCCAAATTGTACTGAACTTACTTCTCTAATCGACATACCTGCGTACTGTAATATTTTATTTACCAAATTGACCTCATCATCTAGAGGTAATTCAAAGTCCTGATAGTCTGCAGCACCTTGGTCAAATGAAGGTTCGCCACCGGGTAAATCAACATATGTCCATTTAGGTGGTTTAGGGAATCTAATGTATTGACATTGAACCGAACCATACTCATCTATAGTATCAGGATATAAAACTAAATTTGGTTCTTGATGTGAGTAAGCCGGAAACATTAAGTTAGGAGCAGTAAGTATTGAGTTGTTCAACATAGTTATCTTACTATTCGTAACTTTTTCAGCTTCTTTAACAGGCTTAGTTGAATATATCAAATACTGCATTTGTGGGTTTATAAAACTATCAAATGGATTTCCATTGTAGTCAACTAAAGTTAATTCAGTTTCGCTAACAACTACACTTACATACCCAATCTCAGGTGGGTTAGATGATAAGTTTACTACTATATCATTTACTTGTACACCACTAGCAATAAAGGTTGCAGTATTATCAATTAAAGATTGTACCTGCAAAGCAGTATTGGTGCTACTAACAAGTAGCTTTGAGTATATAAGTACTTTGTTTAAAAGGTAATAGCTATCACCTGTAGTAGTTAAACTAGGTGTAAAAAACCTATTACTATACTGATGCGATAAAAATTTAGTTTCAGAAAACGTATTTATTACTTCCTCTAATCCTTTCGTTATATCAGCATACCCTGTCCCTGATTGACGAGCATTTTCTTTTTGTAATTGATAATTGTACTGATAAAAATAATTTTCAAATAAATCTAACTGTGCTTGTTTAGCATATAAGTTAAAGTCAGATGGGGATATATAACCATAATTATTTTTATTCAGAACAGACATTACCGTTTGTCTAACTGAATTTATCATCTGTTTTCTTTTCTACAAAGATAATGAAAAAAAAAGACCCCTTCGTTTTTAGAAGAGGTCCTTGATTTGGTGTTGGTTAAGGGTTAATCTAATAAGGATTCTAAGTGTTCTAGAACCTCAACTCCATCATCTGATTGCATATACTGACAAACTATATCAAGAGCCTCTTCCCCAAACGGTACATTAAGTAGTTTGGTTTTGTTAGATGCAGTATTAAACCATACTTCTTTTCCACTTTTTCTGAAACCTAAAAGTCCATTGTCAAAGAATCTTTGTACGGTTCCCATAAGTTTTAAGTCAGGGTCTTTAATTACATCTAAGAAATCTTGAGGATTATTTTTAGCATAAACCAATATATCTCTTTTCATTTCTGCAGTAGAAACTTTAGATGTGTCAGTATTAAATAATACTCTACATACATTTTCTAGTTGCTCTAGTGATAGTTTCTTAGCTTCAACTAATGCATCAGCTTCTACCATAAGTGCATCTACTTGTGCTGCTGCATCTTTGCTTTCGTTAATCTCAGTAAATGTTTTACCATTTAAAGTATGATAGTGTAAAAACTTTTGTAGTATTTGATTTTCCTTAGGTACATATAAAAACCCATCCTCAAAAATGATTGGTTCTAAAACCACATTTTTATCTTGCTCATCTCTGAAACAAGAGTTTTGGTTTCTTGCATATCTAAGTTCACGGTTGACACCTGTGCTCTCATCAAAATGTAATAAAGGAAATCTTCTTGAATGTTTTGTTGGTAGCATATAAGTGAGAGGTGCTACTCCTCTTAGAAGCTTGTAACTCTTGTCTACAAACTTTTGTTGTTTATTTTTTTTCATTGTATTTAAAATTAAATTAAAGTAAAAAAAGGGGGGATATAATTCCCCCCTTAATAGTTATCTATCTTATGCTTGGAATAAGAAGAAGTTGTTAGCACCTAAAGTACATACTGCTCTTTCAGATAAGAAGTGAACTTCCATAGCATCTTTGCTAGAAGTTCTTGCTCCACCTGCAGAACCTGTAATCCAAGTTTTGTAACGTCTGTCTTCTGTTTCTGAAGCTCTATATCTAACGTGCAAGAATGGTCTTTTTGCATTCTTACCTAGGATTTGGTCATATACTGAAGTAGAACCGGCAGGAACTAAAAGTCCATTAATTCTACCTGACCCTGCACCTGCAGGTAAACCACCCCTCATTGTTGGGTCGTTCAAGTATTTCCAATCAGACTTATAGAAGTCGTAACCTCTTCTAAATCCTGTGAATCCTAAGTTAAGTGCCATTTCTCTCTCATTGTCAAATAGACCATAAGAAACACCACCTGCTGCATTAGAAGATTGCTCAGAAAGCATATCATCAATGTCAAAAGAGAAATCTCTATCAACAAATACAACATTCTCTTCGATAGCACCTTGCTTGTCTAACCTTGAAATAATAGTATCCCATTGGTCTAGTTGGTCAGGGTTACCACCTGCCCATACATTACCTCTCTGTCCAACAACATAGAAGATTCCTTCAGAACCTTTGTTACCGTACTCAGGGTTTACTGCAGGGTTTACTGCACCACCATTAGCTTCAGCAGGAACTGCTTCAATCATAGCCGTTTCTAGGTAGTCATCGAATCTCAATCTAGTTTCGTGCTCAGACTTCAAATACCATAGGTATCCGTTAGCACCATTCTCAGTAGTTACTTCTACCCATCCAATTTGAGCCATATCAGAACCTGATACCTCATACTTATCTTTAATGATAATTGGAGAGTTCTCGAAGATTAGGTCGTCAGCTTCTAAGCTTCCTTCCATTCCTGATGTTCCTTTTTTAAATTCAGAACCATAGATGAAAACTGTGAACTTCTTACCTGCACCTGCTACAGGAATACCGTTTGCAGGATAAAATGCTACGTCAAAAGTGAAGTTAGTTAAGTCAACTGCAGTTACGATTCCTTTTACAGAACCTCCACCTGCGTTGTCACTAATCATTACAGTCTGACCTGCTCTAATAGCAATACTATTAGTAGCACCGAAAGCAGGGTTACCTGCATCGTTTACAGTAAAAGTAGCTTCGTCAGCATTAATTACTGCTGCCGTAGTACAATCTACATATTTAGTATGCAATCTACCTTGTTCTGCCCATTTGATAAGGTCAGAGTTAGATGGCATTTCTGCTCCTACCATTCTTAGGAAGGAACTAATTGTTCTATTACCGTATCTTTCAAATTCTTTTTCATAAGTATCAGGTAGATACTGATTCAAGAAGTCGAAATTAGTAATATAGTTTGATGCAACCGGCACTTGTTGTGCTGATGGTTGTAAATCAAAACCGGGTACACTTTGTACACTCATAATTTCTAATTTTTTAAGTTTAACATTTATTTATTTTTACTTCTAATCCGTAGACCACTTCTACTTGGTGGTGTTACAGATTTGATTTGCAAACCGTTGGTTGACTTAGTTACTTCAGGAGCAGAACGAGTTGACATATTTACATTTTTCAACTTCTTCATAGTTTCATCTGCTGCTGCAGACTTCCCTTGCTCATAAAAAAACTTTGCAAACTTTTCGGGATGCATCGCCATTGCTAGTGACCTGTGGTATCCTGCTGCATCTTCCAACTCCCCATTTTCTCCTAAGAATTTTTTTACAAAATTCTGTGGATTGTTTTGAAGGGACTTGAGTTCTGTAGCATCACCCGGAGCAAAACTAAATTTCTTGTCATCTAACGTAAACTCAAAACCTTTGAACTCACTAAACAAATCATTCGTCTTCTTGTCATACAACTCTCTCAAACGAGATTGTTGTTCCTGAACTGTCTTCGCTTCAGCTATATATTTACGATAGTCTTCCAATTCTTTTGCTGACTCAGAACTTGTCAAGTTATCTCCCCTTGACTCAAGAGGAACTTTATATAGTTCTTGTTGCTTCGCAAAAAAATCTTTGGCTTTCGCAATAGTTTTTTTCTTTGCTAATTTA